TAATCTAGGTCTTGGTACTATCGCTACTCAGAATGCTAACAATGTCAGCATTACTGGCGGCACAGTCATTAACGTCAGCGACATCGCTGTAGCTGATGGCGGCACTGGCGCATCAACTGCTGATGGCGCACTTGCTAATCTACTGCCTTCATACTCAAATAATGCTAACAAAGTCCTTAGCGTTAAGTCCGATGCCTCTGGTGTAGAGTGGACTACTAACGGTGCTGGTACTGTTACCAGTGTTGCAGCATCAGTGCCTACAGGTCTTTCTATCAGCGGCACACCGATTACCTCCAGTGGTACACTTGCAATTACCTACGCTTCAGGCTATGCTATTCCTACGACAGCAAAGCAGACAGATTGGGATACAGCATACACAGATCGTCTGAAGTGGGATGGTGGCGCTACTGGTCTAACAGCTTCAACAGGTCGTACTAGCCTTGGCCTTGGTAGCATCGCTACTCAAGATGCCAGTAACGTAGCTATCACTGGTGGCTCTGTTAGCGGAATTACTGACTTAGCAGTCGCTGATGGCGGCACAGGCGCTTCTACAGCCGCTAATGCTCGTATTAACTTACTACCATCTTATACCAGCAACGGTTCTAAGGTATTAGCATTAAACAGTGGTGCTACTGATGTTGAGTGGATTTCTGCTGGCGGATCTGGTACAGTTACATCAGTTGACTTGTCTGTACCAACTGGCCTAGCAGTTAGTGGTAATCCGATTACTTCTAGCGGCACATTAGCAATTACTTTTGCTTCTGGCTACAGCATACCAACCACAACTAAGCAGAGTGAGTGGGATACTGCTTATACTGACAGACTTAAATGGGATGGCGGTAGCACAGGCTTAACTGCATCAACTGGTCGCACTTCATTAGGTGCTACCACTGTTGGCGCTAACATATTTACTCTAACGAATCCATCCGCAGTTACTTTTGTAAGGATGAACGCAGATAATACTGTTACTGCTCGGTCTGCATCTGAATTAAAAACTGATCTTTCTCTCAATAACGTAGAGAATACAGCCTTGTCAACTTGGGCTGGTTCTGCTAACATTACAACGGTTGGAACCGTTTCAACTGGCACTATTGCTGGAGGCACTTACTAATGGCTACCATTCTTCTCAAAAAACGTGATACCACTGGCGCTCCTGGTGCTGGCGATCTAACTAACTCTGCTTCTGGCGCTGAAGTTGCAGTTAATACTTTTGATAAGCGCCTCTACAGTAAAGACAGCGGCGGCAACGTAGTCGAACTAGGCATCAATCCTACTTCGGTCACTACTGGTGCTCTGACTGCTACTGGCACTACTACCCTGGCTACATCGCTGACTGGCGTACTAAAGGCAGCATCTGGTGTTGTGTCTTCCGCTGTTAGTGGAACCGACTATGCTCCTGCTACGTCTGGAACAAGTATTCTAAAAGGCAACGGATCTGGTGGTTTTTCTAACGCCACCGCCGGTACGGACTACGCTGGCCTAGCAACCGCACAGTCCTTCACAAAAGCCCAGCGTGGCTCTATCGTGACCCTGACAGACGGTTCGACTATCACCCCAGACTTTGCTGATGCCAATAACTACACGGTGACTCTGGGCGGAAACCGTACTCTGGCAAACCCAACTAACCTCACCGCAGGACAGTCTGGCTCCATATTTGTGGTGCAAGATGGTACTGGTTCTCGTACACTTGCCTACGGCTCCTACTGGGACTTCTCTGGCGGCACAGCACCTACGTTGACGACTACGGCCAATGCCATTGACCGGATTGACTATGTTGTGAGATCGACAACTTCCATCCACGCAGTCTTTACAGCAAATTACTCATAATGGCTATTCTCAATAACAACCCTCTGATTGGCGCATCTGGTCAAAGCAAGGGCTATCGCATCGAGCGCAGTCTGCGGTTTAATAGTAGTGACAGCGCCTACTTGTCCCGAAGCACATGGGGAACTCCAACCAACAGGAAAAAAGGCACCATCACACTATGGGCAAAACGCTCAACCCTCCCTGGTGCAAGCAGCTATTTAATATATGCTTACGACGGAAGCGCAAGTAATTCTTTTGGGCTTTATTTTGTAAGCGACAATACGCTTGAATTTCAGTTTGGCGGATCTTCGGCTCAAAATATCCGCACTTCTGCTGTTTTTAGAGATCCATCAGCTTGGTATCACATTGTAGTTGCTTGGGATACCACAGACGCAACATCATCAAATAGGTCAAAAATCTGGGTCAATAACGTATTGCAGACGTTAGGAACAACAAATTATCCGAGTCAAAATGTAGACGCACAGTTTCCAAGTTCTTCAGATACTTTTATAGGATTTAACTCCACAGTCACTTTCAACGGCTACCTAGCCGACATCAACTTCATCGACGGCTCTGCACTAACCCCATCAGACTTCGGCGAAACAGACGCAGACACAGGTGTATGGAAGCCTAAAGCCTACTCTGGCAGCTACGGCACTAACGGCTTTTATCTTAAGTTTGCTGACAACTCTGGCACTACGTCCACAACGCTCGGCAAAGACTCCTCTGGCAATAGCAACAACTGGACACCTAACAACTTCTCTGTAACCGCTGGCGCTGGCAATGACAGCCTAGTAGACAGCCCAACCCAGTACGGCACAGACACAGGTGCTGGTGGTGAGGTGCGTGGTAACTACTGTACTTTTATTACTACCGCATCTGATATGAGTGTTGGTTCTATTACCAACGGCGGTCTTGATGTTGCGACTTATACAGGTACTAGCCAAAAACGAGCATCGTTTGGATTAACTTCTGGAAAATGGTATTGGGAAACAACCGTTACTGGAGGTCTAGGTGGTGGAGCAATCGGCATTGCCGAATCTTCTGCGCAAGTAAATGCATCTGTTTTTTTAACCTCTGGTTTTATTTTTTATTATGCAAGCGGTGACAAATATGTAAATGGAACTGGCTCTGGATATGGATCATCTTATACAACAAACGATGTAATTGGCATTGCATTAGATTTAGATTCCGGCACCAAAACAATTACATTTTATAAAAACAACAGTAGTCAAGGTTCAATTACTATTTCTGGAATTACAACTGCTGTGCCTTTTTTGGCTAATGGCTCTGGTTCAAATGACACAACTTATTCTGCTAACTTCGGCCAGCGTCCCTTTGCCTACACCGCACCGTCAGGCTTCAAAGCACTATGTACGACTAACCTGCCCACGCCTACTATCGGGGCTACGAGTACGACACAGGCGGACAATTACTTTAATGTCGTTGCAAGAACATTTACTGGTGCATCGGCAAGCATTACGGGGCTTGGTTTTAACCCTGATTTCTTATGGTTCAAACGCAGAAACTCAGCGGCAAGTCATTCGTTATTTGACAAAGTGCGTGGCAACACAAAGCGATTATTGTCAAATGGAGACAACTCAGAACTTACAACCACATCTGACGAATTAACGTCATTTGATAGTGATGGCTTTACTGTTGGTGCAGACACAGGTTCAATAAGTGTTAACGGCGCAAACGGAGACACAGGTGTCGTATGGTGTTGGCGTGGTAACGGATCTGGCTCATCTAATACATCCGGAACTATCACCAGCACAGTAAGCGCAAATACAACTGCTGGCTTTAGTATTGTGACGTATACAGGAAACAACACGCTAGCTCAAAGCGTTGGTCATGGGCTTGGTGTTGCTCCAAGCATGATTATTGTAAAGTCAAGAAGTAATACAACAAATTGGCTTGTGTGGCATTCAACAATCAGTATAAATTCAACGCTGTTGTTAAATACTACCGGTGCTGAAATAACTGGACTTACTGGAATTTGGGGTAGCGCAACACCAACCTCAACAACATTTGGGCTAAACAGGTTAGACACCGACAACAATAGAAACGGACAAACATACGTTGCCTACTGCTTCGCACCTGTCGCTGGCTACTCTGCCTTTGGCTCCTATACAGGTAATGGCTCTACGGATGGGCCGTTCATATACACGGGCTTTAGGCCAAAGTACATAATTTTTAAGGGAAGTTCAAATAGTGGTCGAGACTGGGGAATACAAGACTCAGCAAGAGAGACATACAACGATGGAAATAGAACTATTGTGTGGGCAAATGTATCCGATGCTGAACTTACAGATGCTTTTCCACTAGATTTTCTTTCCAACGGATTCAAAATTAGAAACTCAGGAACCGGAGGTAATGGTAATGGAGAAACTTACATCTACGCCGCCTTCGCAGAATTTCCTTTTCGCTACAGTTTAGCTCGCTGATAATTACGGAGATCAACATGGCTTTTCAACTTAACGGACAACCCATCGCCTTAGATACGGCGTTTATTACGCCTGATGGCACTCGCTACCCCGCCAACTGGATCAGGCTTGCCTCGCCATCGGAAAGAGCCGCTATCGGCATCACCGAGGTCGCAGACCCAGAGTATTACGATCAGCGTTTTTACTGGGGGCCGGGTAACCCGAAACTGCTCAATGACCGCCTAGAGACCAAGGAAGATGGCTCACCGCTATATGTCCAAGTCTACGATCCTGCAACTGAAAGCATGGTTGATACTAATGAACAGGTAGTCACTAAAGGATTAAAGTCAAACTGGACCGCACAAGTTAAAGACACGGCTGGCAAGTTACTAGCCCAGACAGACTGGATGGTTACCCGCAAGGTCGAGCGTAACGTAGACATCCCTGCTGGCGTGGTAGCCAAGCGTGCGGCTATCGTTGCTGAGTGCGCCAGACTTGAGACTGCTATCTCTGCCTGCTCAAGCGTAGAGGCGCTGATTGCGGTTGTTGCTTCTCAGAACTGGGGATAGTAAATGACTTCGCACATCTCTGAAGGCACTAAGCACGCTGTAGATGCAGTGTCTGTTATGACAGTGATCGGTACACTAGCACAGATTCTACCATCAATAGCTGCATTATTTACTATTGTGTGGACATCTTTTAGGATCTACGAAACTAAAACAGTTCAAGGATGGTTAGGCAAAGGAGCCAAAGATGAAGAAGCCAACGACTAAAGCAGGCAAAGCAGAAAAAGTAGGTAAAGTAATGAGTGAATACAAAAGCGGTACACTGCATAGCGGCAAAGGTGGCCCCGTTGTTAAGTCACGCAAGCAGGCTGTAGCGATTGCAATGTCGCAAGCTGGTATGTCCAAGAAGCCTATGATGATGAAGAAGACTGGCCGTGGTCGCTAAAAAAGGCCTCTACTACAACATCCAGGCCAAGCGTAAACGCATCGCTGAAGGCTCAGGCGAGAAGATGCGTAAACCTGGTTCCAAAGGTGCGCCAACAGCTAAGGCATTTAGAGAAGCCAAGAAGACTGCGAAGAAATAATGGTAAAGAAAGTCTATCAGAACAAAGAAGGTGGCCTCAATGCCAAAGGTAGAGCCTATTTCAAGCGTACTGAAGGCGCTAATCTCAAACCACCCGTATCGGCAAAGCAGGCCTCTAAGTCTCCCAAAGCAGCGGCACGCAGGAAGTCCTTCTGTGCAAGGATGTCAGGAGTTCCTGGGCCACTCAAAGATGAAAAAGGCAGACCAACAAGGAAGGCCTTAGCACTAAGAAAATGGGATTGCTAAATGGCAACTACATATTTAACTTTAGTAAATGATGTACTGACTAGGCTTCGTGAGACAACAGTAGCGTCTGTATCTGAGAATGACTACAGTGCGCTTATTGGTAAGTTAGTCAACGATGCCAAGCGGGAAGTAGAAGATGCTTGGAACTGGGAGTGCCTCAAAAGCACTTATACCATTGCTACGTCCTCTGGCACTACTTCCTATGCACTAGATGGTGCTGGTCAGAAGTTTAGGCTCTATGAGGCTGTAAACGATACTAATGACTGGTATCTGCGTGAGCGTTCTGCTGCGTTCATGACAGAGAACTATTCACTGCTTCCTTCTCCTGTATCTGGACCAACAACAGACTATGCCTTTAATGGCCTTGATGTCAACGGTGATGTTCAGGTTGATGTGTATCCACAGCCTGATGCTGCTTACACTCTACGCTTTAATGGCTTTACACCAGAGGCAGAACTTAGTGCTAACTCCGATCAGACTAAGTTGCCTAAGTCTCCCATCGTTGCTCTGGCTTGGGCAAAAGCCATTGAAGAGCGTGGGGAGGACGGCGGTGTCAACGTCAGCAGCCAATATGCGGTAGCTAAACAGTCTTTAGCTGACCATATTGCTATCGAAGCTGGTCGCAGACCTGAAGAATCTATCTGGTACTGGGTATAATGCCGAACAAACCACTACAAGCAACATCAATCACAGCACCAGGATATTTTGGTCTAAACACCCAAGATTCCGGTGTTGATATGAACAGTGCCTTTGCATTGATTGCAAGGAACGCTGTTATTGACCGATATGGTCGTATTGGTGCTAGGAAAGGATGGCTCTATAAGACTACTTCTGGTGGTACGTCATCGTTACCAGAGGTGGTTGCTGAGTTTGATAACTACGATGGCACTTACAGTATTCTGTCATTTGGTAACAATAAGCTGTTTGTTGGCGAAACAACGATGACAGAGCTATTTGTTCGTAATGCTAACAACAGCGGTAACGCAACTTATACCATAACAGGTAATAACTGGCAAGTCATACCAGCACAGTACAGCAGTGGTTTGACAGCATCGCCTCATGCGCTTATAGTACAGGAAGGCCACAAGCCTTTAATGTATCATAAGATGCCTAGTAGTGGTGGCGCTGCTCATGCACACAATGGTGCATTTGGTTTTCAGTTGTTGTCTGATGTTGGTACAGTGCCGTCAGGCTTCTCAGCATCAACATTCTTGCCTCGCTGTGGCATCGGTGCTTTTGGCCGCACTTGGCTTGCTAATATTAGTGACATAGATAAGCTGACTGTATACTACAGTAGATTATTAGATCCTAGTGACTTTACTGGTTCTGGCTCTGGTGTAATCAACCTAGAAAAGGTTGTTCCTGGTGATGACAGAATTATTGCACTAGCTGCTCACAATGATTTCTTAATCATCTTCTGTGAGAAGAATATTGTTATCTACAACAGTGCCTCTAATGTGTCTAATCTGACACTGCAGGATGTGATCGTAGGTGTTGGTTGTATCTCTAGAGATTCTGTGCAGAACATTGGCACAGATGTGCTGTTTCTTAGTGCCACTGGTGTGCGCTCATTAGCAAGAACTATACAGGAGAAGTCTGCACCAGTTAGGGACATTAGCCGTAACGTTAGAGACACATTACTAGATTATATTGCTAGTGAGAATACAGAGAACATTAGAAGCGTCTACTTTGCTTCAGATGCTTTCTATTTACTGACGTTGCCTAACTCTGGATTTACTTACTATTTTGATTTAAGGCAGTTCTTGCAAGATGGTTCCGCAAGAGCAACTGTATGGGACAACATCTCTCCAAGGGGATTGTGTGCCACTCGTGATCGCAGATTGCTTTTGGGGAAGACCAATGGAATTGCTCAATACACTGGCTATAACGATAACTCATCAACATACATTTTTTCTTATTATACTCCTTATCTTGACTTTGGGTCACCGTCTGTGATAAAGATGTTAAAGAAGATTGGTATTGTTACTGTCGGCGCTGCTGCTACTACCTTTGACATTAAGTGGGCCTTTGACTATTCCAACGACTATAAGTCAACTCAGATTACTACAGTTTCTGGCGATGTGTCTGAATATGGAATAGCAGAGTATGGTATTGCTGAATACTCAGCATCTATTTTTCTTGAGAACCTAAAAAGACAACTATCTGGTAACGGCAACGTTGTTCAGATAGGCGTTGACGCAGAGGTAAATGGCTATCCTGTGTCTATTCAAAAACTTGACATTTATGCTGTTACTGGAAGGACTATATAATGAGTAACTATGTTAAGACTACTAACTTTACAGCCAAGGATTCGCTGACTACTGGCGATCCTGGTAAGATTGTTCGTGGCTCTGAGATCGATACAGAATTTACTAACATTGCTACTGCAGTTGCAACTAAGTCTGACTCTGCTAGTCCTACTTTTACTGGCACTGTTACTGTTGCCAATCTGACTGTCAGTGGCACATTCAGCGGCACTATCGGTGGAGGTACATACTAAATGGCTACGTTTTCTGAAGCATTGCCGCAGTTACAAGCAATGGGTTATACTAACATTATGGATGCACTACAGGTCTATAATGCAAATTTAGCATCTGGTGGTATTCCATCAGCAGCGCCTGCTCCGACACCAGCACCAGCGCCTGTGGCAACACCGATGTTTACTTCGGCTCCTGCGCCAGCACCTACACCTGCTCCAACGCCAGCGCCTGCTCCGATGTTGTCTACGCCTGCGCCATCAATGCCAAACATTGATGTAAGGCAGACAAACGATGTTGTTAGACAAGTAACAGACAGGTTTCCAAATGCCGAAGATAGGATTATGGAAATCTCTCGTATCTACCAAGAAACTCTTGGGCGTGGTCCTGATATTTCTGGGTTGTTATCTTATACTGAGTCTGATAAGTCTCTTGATCAAATTAAAAAGGATTTGGCTTATTCTCCAGAAGGTCAAACACTAATCAAGACAATCTATCAAAATGTTCTTGGTAGAGATCCTGATGCTAGTGGTGTAAAGACTTATACTGAATATTTATCTAAAGAAAAGCCGTACATTGGTTCTTATGGCAACAGTGAGATTGAGGCACTAAAGGCAGAGTTAAAAGTTTCTCCTGAAGGACAGAAAGTTAATGCCGATCCTGCTGCTGCAGAACTTGCTCGTATTTATAAAGAGTATGCAGGCCGTGATCTTGATGCCTCTGGTTATGCTTACTTCAAAGATGCTTTGACAAGTCCAAATGCTGCTGAAAAGATTGGTGAAGCAGTTAGAACTAGTGATGAAGCTGAACTTCGTGAGCGTCTTGGTCGTCAACCAACGGCACAAGAAACACAAGACTATATGCAGCAAAGGGATAGACAACGTGCTGCTGAAGGCCGTAGTTTTGGTAACTTTGTTAAGTCTTTAATACCATTAGCTGTCAATGTTGCTTTTCCTGGCGTTGGGTCTGCAATTGGAACCAGTTTAGGGCTTTCTGGCGCTGCTGCTAGTGCTGTTGGTAATGCAATTATCAGCGGAGTTACATCTGGAGTTATAACAGGGGATGTAGAAAAAGGATTAGTTACTGGCGCTTTAGTTGGTGGTGGTACTTATGCTGTTGCTTCTGGTGCAGTTGGTAACGTACTCAACAACATTGGTTTAGGTGATGTTGCTACTAGTCTAAATATACCTTCTGGCCCCGTTACTACTCCTGTTACTGGTGGCGCAGGCGGTGTTACTGGTGGCGCAACTGTGCCAAGTATGTTTGACCAAACAGTAAATAATGTTCTTTCTGGTGGTGCTGGTCCTGGTACGTTTGGTGCAGTTGGTACAGGTGGTTTTGGCACTGCTCTTCCTAGTGTAGCTAATCTGACTTCTTCATTGATTAGTGCTGGTATTTCTCCAGGCACAGCAGCAAACATTGCTGGTGCAACATTAGCTGGTGTTGCTGGCGCTACTGGCGCTGGGTTATTAACTGGTGCTGCTGGTGCGGTTGCAGGTCCTCCTACGCCTTCTGGAACACCTACTACAACGCCTACATTAAACATTCCAGGAGTAACATCAGGAGTTGTAACTGGCGCTGCTAACACACTTCTTGGTAATCTTGGTACTAATTTAAGTAATCTAAACCTTGGTGGTGTTGTTGGCGCTGGTATCGACTTTGCACAACTTGCTGCACTGCGGCGAGAAGCCACTGGCCTTGGTCGTGAAATCAGTGGAGAAGCAGCTAGAATTGGTCGTGAAGGCGCTGTTCCATTTACACCGTACACTGTTACCACTGGTGCTGGCACAGGCACTGTATCTCCTGGTGCTGCTACTGCACTGGCCTCTCCAGAGTTCCAAGCACTTCGTCAACAGCAACTAGAACTTGCTGGTGAGGCATTTGGTGCGGTTAATCCTGCCGAAGCTGCTAGGACATTATATGGTCAAGTAGAGGCTTTATCTGCTCCTGGTCGTGCTCGTGAGCAAGAGGCGCTGTTGCAAGGCTTACAGGCTCGTGGCTTGACTGGCTTTGGTCAGAACCTGCCTACCGTTGGTGGTCAGGTCAGGACTGTCAATCCGCTGTTTGAGTCGCTCTTGTCTGCACAAGAGACTGCTAGAGCACAACAGGCACTAGCATCAACTCAGTTTGGTACTCAAGAGGCAACAAGGCAGGCAGCATTGGCTCAAGGCCTCGTTAGCGGAGCGCAAGGAATCGATCAGCAGGCTCTGGCGGCACTCAATGCAGCCGCAACCCTAGGCCAGCAAGAGAGAGCCATAGCAAGCCGAAATTCACTGTTACAAGCCGAAGCTGCTCTACAAGGCCTGCGTCTTCGTGAGCCTTATGAAAGATCTGGTTTATACTTCACAGGACAAGCTTTAACTGGTGCTGGTTCCGCTGCTAGAGGTTTGTTTGGATTGCCAACGGAGCAAGGCAACGTGCTTGGTAACTTAACTCTTAATCAGTTACTTGGTGGCAACGCAGGAACAAGAACTCCTAGTATTTTTACTAATCCTTCAGTTTCTGGTGGTTTTGGATCAGGTTACCTTTTTGGTAATGAAGATCTTGCGCAGTATTTATAGTAGAATTAAAAATTTAAGGAATAGACATGGCAAATGTAATGGAATCTTTATTTGGACTTGGTTTAACAGACCAAAAAGTGCCTATAGTGTCTGATCCACTAGGTGCGTTTACTGGTTTAGGTGCTCAGACTGGAGCATCATTACAGCGTAATATTACTCAAGCCTTTGGTCAGCAAACACAGCAACAGGCCCTGAGTTCTGTCATTCAGCAGACACAGCAGCAGGTAGACTTAGGAACACCAGAAGGCCTTATTCAGCTTGCTAACAATCTAAACCAGTTGCCTCAGTTTGCTGGTATGGCTGTTGCTATGCGTCAGCAAGCAGCCGATCTTGCACAAAAACAACAACTAACACAAGCACAGATCTTTGAAAAACAAGCATCTGGAACTGCCGCATTAGCAAGAGTGTCACAAGAAAAATCACCTTTTGCTAAAATAAATCCTTCTGATTATACACCAGCATCTATTGCTAAATTTAGAATAAGTGGAAACGAGGCTGATTTAGTAGCAGCGCCAGGAAAACAACCAGCAGGTACTGAATTTGAACGTCTTATTGCAGATCTTCCAGCAGATCAACAAGCACAGGCTAGACGAAAAAGACTAGAGAACTTATTAGCAGGTGGTGGTATGTCACCTGCTCTTGTTCCTATTGCTCTGAAAGAAGCGGATGCGACATCTTCTATTTCATTTGGAGCCAGTGAAGTAGGAACAGTTTTAAATGATCTTAAATCAGGAACATTAAAACTGGGCTTAAAAGAGAATTTTGCAAACTCATTGAAAACTCTTGCTGGTAAAAGCGATGAGGGTTCAAGAGCATATAGTCGTTTCAATACTACTTTAGAGACTTTAAGGAATGCTCGTCTTAATCTTAATGTAGGTGTTCAGACCGAAGGCGATGCTGTTAGAGCATTAAATGAATTTTTAGCTAACTTTGATAGATACGATACACAAACAGCATTACAGCAATTACAACGAGTTTCAGAAAAGATGAACGCTGCTGTAAAATCTAAAGAAGCTAGACTTCGTGGATTATATCAACAATCTGGAATACAGTTACCGGCAGACTTTTTTACATCATTTGGACAAGCATCAACACCAGCAGTAACAATTTCTGATGACATTATTCGTAGAGAATTTAATGATCCTAAAAACGCTGGTTGGCAGTCGTTGGGATTTGAAAAATTTAAAGAGGCATTCTTAAAACAAAATCCAAGGAAGTAATACATGGCTATTCAATTAACAAATGATGAGCGTGTTCGTGCCGCTTTAGGACAGTTTGAAACAAATAAACAAGCAACTGAAATTTATAATAAGTTGCTAAAAGAAACACAGCAAGAAATATCTCAATTAAAAAAAGTAGATAGTGCTGAAGCAAAAAAGCGTATTACTGACCTTGAGAGAACAATTAAATTTGTTGAAACAGCCAAATCAAATATTGGAACTGGAAAAGCAATTGTAGGAGGTGTTGTTTCCGGTGCAATAGACATTGGTGCTTTTCCTATTGATATTGTATCTACACTTTTTGGTGGTCCTTCGTTCGGAGAAACCGCTAAAAGAGGCCTTGCTAGACAGGGATTAGAAATTCTTCCTGGAACTATTCCAGCAGAAAGAGCAACGACAAAAGAAGTAGAACCTCTTTTTGGTGCTGCTCGTGGGATTGTTCAATTGCCACTTAGAACACCATTAGCAACGGCAGTGCAGGCAGGTGCTTATGGCCTTGCTGGTGGTTTAGACGAAACAGGCATTGCTACTGGAACACTAGCCTCATTACAACTATTACAAGGTGTTTTTCAACTTGGTAGGCTTGGATTATCTGCCAAAGAACAGCGAGATCTTGTTAAAAATTTACCAGAAGAACAAAAGAACGCTTTTTCTGAGTTTATGCTTCGTGGGCAGCAAGGTACTGATCCACAAACTGCTGCCTTAATACAACGCCTCAAAACAAACCCAGAAACTGCTGAGATTATGAATGCGCTTGAAGAAGGCGCTAAACGTACAGCATTGACTGGAATGGCTCCAATTGCAACAGAAGGAAAAGTTGCTGGTCCTATCTATAACGCAATTCAACAACGTATTAAAGCGTTAAACTATAAGATTTCTGGTAAGGAAGTTCAAAGTAAATTTGAACGAGCAAAAGAGATTGCTGGTGAAAAAGCTATTTCTAATATACCAACCGAAATGGCGTTTCCTATTCCAGAAACAACAACAAGAATTGATGAATTGATTGCTAGGTTTAATGCTGCTGGCGGAGATACGTCTGTTGCTGCTGTTCGTTCATTAGAAAATCTTAAAACTCGTCTTCTTACTGACGGCAATCCTACTACAACTATTAGCAAGATTCAAGGAAATCTTACTTCTTTTGGTGAACGTGCCGCAGGAGAAGAAAATCTTCTTAAAGACGTTACGATTACGGACCAAAAGCAGATTGCTGCTGGCGTTTTTAGTGCCTTAAAAACAGATTTAGGAGTTCTTAAAAAATCTCCAGATGTTACAACAAGGAAGGCAGCTCTTACACTAGACCAGGCGAGAGAAATGGTTCGTAAGGGATGGGAAGAAAAGAGCAACTTTCTTGCCCAAGGACTTCCTGCTGATCTTCAGAAGACAAACTTAGATGCTCTTGATGACGTAGAATTTACTAATTTATTTGGTAAACTAACGACAGATCAGCGTAATAAAATACTGCCTATTCTTGAAGCACAAGCTCCAGAAGCACTAGATCGTATTCGTCTTGCTAACTATAACAAGTTTTTACAAGGTTCTACAAAGCGGTTAGACACAGGCGACTATGGCGTAGACTTTGAAAAATTAGTTAGCAAATATAATACTTTAAAACCAGAAGAGCGTGAACTACTGGCCTTCTCTCTTGGCGCTAATGCTAAAGAATTTGCAGAACGCATGGACGATGCTACAAAGTTCTTTAGATATAATATGAAAATTCGTGGAGTTCCTGAAGACGGTCAGATGCTTACTGGTGAACAGATTGCAAAAGGCCAAGCAGCGGTTGGTGCAGTAACAGATTATGCTACAGCAAAAGCTGCTGATGTTGGACTTCGTTTGTTTAATGATCTTTCTGGAAACATGAAAGATACGGATGTTTTGCGTATCCTGTTGACTAAAGAAGGCAAAGATTTTCTTAAAACAGCAAAACTATCTCCTGCAGGTGAAAAAACACTTCAAAATCTTGAAAGATTAAAAATAACAGAAATTCCACTTCCGTCTGCCGCAGTAAACTTACAGCGTGGGTTTCAAACACTAACACAGCAACCAGAACAAGCTCCAGAGATGACACTTCCAGAAGAAACCTTTGCTCCTGTTGGGCTACCTTCTGAAGAATCTTCTAGTGGGTTTGCTGCAGTTCCTTTACCACAATAAATAAATATGTCTGATCCAGCAGCCACCGCAAGAGCTGCGCTAGGGGGTATCAAAGAAGCCGTTGCTGTAGGCCGTGAAATAAAGGAAACAGCAAAAGAAGTAAATGCTTTCTTGGACGAGGAAGCTAAGGCTCGTGTTGCCTGGAAGCGCAAACAACAACAGATTGAACGCCGTGGAGACATGATGTTCATGAACGCCTATGAAGAATATAAAATCATTAGGCAGATTCGTGACGCAGAAGCGGATATGTACCGACAAATAGAGCAACAATACGGTAAATCTGCTGTCTCCGAAGTTAAATCTCTTATAACACAGATGCGTAAACAACATCTGGAACTCACTGACGAGA